ACAAGAGAAGTAGCCTGAGCAGCGAGAGAACGCTGAGCAATAGGCGTTACACCATACATACCGATTTTATCAGTAACAGCTCGTCCGAGGTAGGTACCATCGTTGTTGCTATTGCCGATGTATTGAGCAATATTCGGAGTAGAACTAGGACCAGACATAATTATTCCCTTTCAGTAATTGTTAAAGTTTAAGCCGCACCTGCAACGCCGACCATCCATTCAGGACGCATTACGGCCCAACCGAACAACGTATCAAGACGGAAGATTTCCTGGTCAGACTGAGGGTCATACATACGAATGATACGAATTGATAGATTCTTGCCTCGTTTGATGCTGACCTCAGGCGCAGACACCTTAGGCAAATCAGCACTAACCAGTGCAATCGCCTTATTGTGCATAGCCCAGTTACGGGAATACGTAGCGCTAGCAGTCGAACCACTAACTACCGTAGCGGCCTTACCAGAAACTGCACCAGCCGTGCTCATATTCTGATAGTTACCAGAAGTAATGATTTCCGGAGCCACAGTCAAGTCACCAGCACCGGCACCACTGAGCGTTACAGCAGTAGTTACCAAGAACTGCTGCAGATTGCCCGTAGGAGTGCGAGTGACGAGGTTATACTGATAGCAATCAGCCACATCAAAAATCATACCTACAGCAACAACTCCATTAGCCGTTCCACCAGTTACCGAAATAGTCGTACCAGAAGTCTTCGTAGCACTCAGGGTTCCCAAGGCAACACCCGTTCCATTGGTGAACTTGGGAATGTTCTGAGTCATACGGAAGTCGAAACCGAGAGCGCGACCCATTTCAGCGGAATCGTACTGAGCAGCGAGCTTCCCTTGAGCATTGAACAAACCCTTAAGTGCATCAACCGTGCTTATTTCTGCATTTTCATTCAGGAGAGCGATAAGCCCACCATCCTTAGGTACAGAATAGCTATTCAACTTGGCCTTAGCCTGCATCCAGGTAAGAGCCGAGTTGGGGTCGGTACCAGGAGTTCCAACGTGGTTATATACTGCATTCAAAGCAGCTGCATGGCCGAGCAAATCAACCTGAGAGGCCAACTCAGCTGTAGCCGGAGCTATATACCGCGAAGAGTATTCATCCAGGGTCAGAGCCATATCGGAGCTATTGAACGGCCAGGAGACTTGCTTCTGGGTAGCAACAGTAATCGACTTGTTCTTTTCCTGAATGTTATTCACTTGAAGTGCACGACTGGTAGCAGCTGCCATACGAACAGGTTCACGAACGCGGAGAGTGTCCCCAATCTTCGCGCCGGTCTTCTGAAAGTAATCTTCATACTGACGGTCTGCAACTTTTCCCATTTCAAGAGCGTTCTCGAACTTATCGAGAGCCTCACTGGTAAGCATGTCAATGTTAAGTAGAGTCTGAGACATTTTTCCTTCTTCTACCGTCCTCCACCTTTAGCACGCCAGGCTCTAAACTCATCGAAGGTCATCTTCGAAGGGTCTTTCTTACTAGGTGCGGCACCTTCAGCTTTCACTGAGCTACCTGCAGGTGGATTAGGTTCATTTTGCTTGGTCTTAGTTGCCGGAACTACTTTTCGTCCGGATTGAACTTTAGATTCAAGCCTACCGATTTCCAGAATTTGTTCCTCAGGAGAAAGTTCATAGAGGTCCATAGCCTCGTCCTGGTTAGTTGCCAAGTAATAGGCAATATTCGCACCAAGAGGGCTACGTAGAATAGCTTTCTGAGTCATAGGATGCATAGGCACTTTAGCAGCACTAACCACTTCCGTGTAGTCAGGGTGTTCTACTTTCACTGCATCTATTTTGGCATCCCAAGTCTCAATAAGAGCGTTGCTTAATTCCGAATCGGCCCTGGCATGTTCCCTTTGCGATTGCTCAAGCATCGTTTTGGGACCACGAATCTTTTCACGGTAATCATTTACCGCGTCTTGGTATTCTTCGGTTGTTGCGAACTCCGAACGAATTGGGGGGGCTTCTCCAGTAATCTCGCGAAGAGTCTCAGACCAGGAATTGACTTGAGCTTCCGCAGTACGAACCTTCGTAGTAAGGTCTTTAAACCTCCTATCGAGACGGCTTTGCTTTTTCTCTTGTTTTTCATGCTCTGCTTTCTCTTGCTCTTTTTCAGCTTCGGTTTTTTCGACCTTTTCTTGTTCTTCTCCTTCGATAGTTTCGACCTTGACCTCTGGTACTTGACCTTCAGCCGCAGGAATTTCGGTTTTGCTTGTTTCAACTACTTCATTAGCCATTAGATTGCTCCAACGTTATTTTCAGCCTCAGCGGGAGGTAGACCGTTACCCTGGGTCGTCGCGTTCTCTGGTTGGGTAGGGACCTGAGGTGCGTTTCCATTGCCGCCTTGGAGCTTTTCCAATATATCGGCTATAATGTCTAATTGCTTGTGAATCTGTACCATCTCTTCATCATCTTGTTGCATTTTATTGATGATGTACTGAATTTGAGTAGGATGGTCTATTTCATCTTCAGACTTTTCTTCTTTCTTAGTCTCTTTCTTTTCGTGAGCAGGACCCTCTTCCTTGCCTTCATTCTCTCCATCAACTTTATCTTGCTCAATTTTAGCGAAAACTTCAACTTCCTTAAGCTTTAGTTCATCCTTTTTAAGGTCAACTTCTTGCTGCTTAATATTCAGTTCACCATCTTTAATTTTCAACTTAAGCTCAGCATCTTGCAGTGCAGCTTTGATTTCTTCCAATTGTGCTTTAAGCTGGCTGATAATCTCTTCTGCATGGGCTTGAAGAGCATCCAGTTCTGGGTTGTCCTTTTCATTCTCTTCTTCTGCAGCAATAACCTTAGGAGGCAACATAGCCTTAAAGCGCTTAGCTATCTTATCTGCATCCTTAATGTCCAAGTTGCCAACAAAGACATCCATAATCAAAGAAGCCGCTTCTGGATTAGTCTGCAGTACGAAACTCAATTGCTCAATTGCAGTCTCACGACGAGTCTTATCTCCAGAAGATACGCTAATCTCAACGTCAAATTTACCCAGGGTTAAGTCGATTGGCTTAACTTTACCATCTTTAGCTTCGAAAGCGTCCATCTTGATAACACGTTGTTTGTTATCATCACCAATGATACGGATTACTTGGTCTTTGCGAAGGATGCGTGGATACATGTCAATACAGATTCGTGCTCCATGCTCAATTGCGTCAGAACAGTTGTCGAAGAAGTCGTAGGTAGCAGTGCTGGACTGTGCGGAACGAGCTTTAATACCTGCGCCGGAGGTTTCATTACTCCTATTCCCCATGAACGCATCAGACATAGCAGATTCATCCTGTATGTCTTTAGATGCAATCATCATGTATCGCTCTATCGTCGGGTCACCGGAAGAGGCGTCATTCTTTTGGGGAGGAGGAGCAAGGTTACCTCCGATAGTAATAGGGTTGTACTCTAACTTCGCATAGTTTTTGGTGTTGGCATTTTGCCATTGGTCTTCATACCCTTCAAACTGCCCTGCCGCACCAATATACGGAGCTCTCGGAGCAAGTCCAACCCTCTCAATGAGAAGAGAAGACATAACATTATACATGCGATTACTATCCATCGAATTTCGTGTAATACCACGGAAATCAATTTTTTCATTGATGTAACCCTCTCGACCAATCATTCTAACAAGAGGTATGTACTTGCTATTGGTATCCAGGGTTTGCAAGACTTTACCATCACAGAGCTCAGAGTACTTAATGGTGTTCTTATTAACGGAGCGACTTTTAACAATCATCCCCGGAGTGTTTTTGATGAAGTCGAGAGCTTCTTTGGTAATATCACTCTTACGAACTACTGAATTGTCTTTAAGCAAGAAGAGTTCATCTGGCTCTTGTTCTTGCCACCAAATTTCACCATGTTTTACTTCAGATTCATCACTGCCCCAAATCTCTTTATTGGGAATAATGATTTCTTTGCTTTCTTTGTACTCTTTGAGCAAGTCTTCGGCGGCTTTGGCACTTATACCTTCAGAGACAATACCATAAGTAGCATCGCTACCATTAGGTTGGTCGGCATCGGGGTCAAAAGACACACAAAGAGGATTCTTAATACGCTTTATTCGAACAGTTTGCTCAAAGGAGTCATCACTCTCATACTCGTTGACAACTTTGAAATAACCAACACCAGCTCGTACTGCACATTCATAAGCCCACATATAGGCCCGAACTGCATTTGATACGTATTCAGTGTTCCTTACCAATCCTGCAAGAATAATGGCTGCATCGGGGTCAGCTACATCATCAACAGGCTTTACTTTTGCTTCCAGCTTCTGTTGTTTTGCTTCGTTAACGATTCTATGAACAAGTGGGTCAATTTTATTAACAGTGAGACAAGGTCTTTCTTGACCAGGTTGAGTCCTGAGATTCTTAGAAATTTCATCCCATTGCTCCCCTAACGAGAAGTCATTGTCTTCCTTCCAGTTCTTTTTGACATTAGAAAATTTGTCCTCGCTCCGAGTATACTGAGCTTCGAACATTTCTACGATGTCCTTGTCGTCTCTTACCTTTGCCATTATACTCGTCCCATCCAACCGTTTCCGGTATGCTTACCGGCCATTTGTGCTGGGTACTCTTCCTTTTCTTTGCGACGACGAGAAATTGGGACATCTGAAACTTCATTCTCAGTCATGATACCATAACGCATAGCATCCATAAGATGGTCTTTGTCTTTAACTACTTTTCCTTTTTCATCTCTACGATAAATCCGGAACTCGTCCCACCATCCAATGCAGCTTTTGAAGATTTTCAGTTGTCCATTGGCCATCAACTGCCAGCATTTATAGATACCCGATTCAACAGCATTGTCTGCACAGACTAACTTGAGTCCTTCTTCTTGATAACTTTGAAGCAGCTGGTTACCATCTGCTTGTGACCTCCCTCGAGAAGCGGGGTCAATTGCTCCTTTGACCCATGCTCCCCTTGCTTTAATAGCAGAGGCATGAACAACAGGCTTTTCTTTACCCATTTTGTAAACTGAAGTGATGTATCGTTCATCAGTGTCAGGATTACGAGCAAACCAAACGACAGCAGTAGCATTCCAACCCACATCCATTCCATACCAGCGCTCCCAATGTTCAGGTATCTCAAAATCAGCTACTTCAATGTCTGCACTAGGAATAGGGTAAATAGCTCCTGACCCAAGCTGAGGAATACCTTTAGAGCGGGCATCTCTCTGATATTCCGGGATAGAAGCCATAAGCTCCTTCTTAACTTCCTCACTAAGGTGAGGAGCGTCATCCCAATCAAGTTGAATCAGGAACCGTGACATTTACTTGCTTTCCTCATGTTTCTTTTCGACAATCTCTACATCATCGATATGAAGACAAGACTTAAGATTTACATAGGCATCATTAGGAGTAATTATAGCGAGACGACCATTACAATAGTCATTACCTGCTACAGCGCTATGAAGCATTCCAACTTGAGGAAGTTGTCCTTCTGCAAACTGAATAATTTTATCTCCATTCTTTGCTTCACGACCATTCTTATAATGCATTACTTCAATTCCTTTCCAGGTTCCATGTAAGTGTAAATCAGTTCAGTCATTCCCATCAAGGGAGTAAAGGTCATAATTATCATACCATTGTTTGTCATGGTACGCAGCAAGCACTCAGTATATACATCCTGAGGGGGTTCTTCATCAAGGAGGATAATATCAGGCTTACCTCCTTGAAACGACTTTCGGCCCTGGTCGTAAGATTTCATCACACCCGTTGAATAGCTATCGAACCGTCCTTCTGTTTCATGCCTAACCGCAAAAGTATCCAGGGCTTCTCTAACCCCCGATTTATTCGTAGTCTTAAAGATTTTAGCCCCTGGGATAAACCCAGAACCGATGTCATTATACTCTCCAAACAGCTTCTTCTGCAAAATGTCACGGACAGTCGTACTCGTATCACCCGAGAGCCATACGTCAACCGGATGATTGAATTTACGACCTTCCCACCACTTAGGATAGTTACCCGTCAAATGACAAGTGACTTCGTAGCAAGCTCCGTCAGTCTTACCAACACGATTAGCTGCCATCATGCAGCGTTCTCTATGCTCTATCCCAGCCTTAAAGAACTGCATATGCTTCGGATACGCGTGCCTCGACAACTTTCCTTCTTCGGGGTAGTACTTCTCAATCATGTTGTACTTCCGCCTCTGAATCTCCATCTCCACTGTCTCCAGTGACGGAGCATTTTTTAAGAAGGTTGAAGAGTTGGACAAGTTCATCATCGGTTAGCGCCTTAAGCCGTTCGTCTGAGATGTGATAATTCCGGTTAACCGTTTCCAGGGTTTCAGAAGTCTTCTTCGCCGTGTAGGGAAGTAAAGCCTTTGCCGCATCTGCACGTACTGCATCAGGTAAACCTTCATTATTTACGATATCCTGCAGAAACTGTATTGGAGCTTTTTTGCTGGATTTCTTGATTGCATCGGCCATATTTTCCCTATATATAATATAACACGTAACGAGAACAAAGTACACCCATGATATTACTTTGGTTTAAAGTTGCTGATTCGTGTAGTTTGGACTTCGGAACAGTGGAATCTGTACTTTGACATTTATCCTTGGTTGAAGGTTGAGCACGATGAGAGCTGCGTCAGTTGCCCTTTGTACGGGCCATCCCCGCATATGACACCCCCTCCACCCTACATGCGCACCAAACCACTCATACCCCCCACTTTGTCATTATCTCTCGAATGGCAAACATATGACAAATGACATTCGTTGCAACGACCTTTGTTAGAACAACAGTATATACTAGAACCATTCATACTAAGACTGTTCTAAAGCATACCTCTGTTAGAACAGAGATTGTTATAACAATGGTTCTAGCATGAACTGTTCTAGTGCATACGGTTTAGGCTCGAGGTTAAATAATAGTACACTATATAGTATAGCTTAACTCTTCATACTAGTGCACAAATGAGCGGAACTTTTTGTTCCAAAAATATATTATTTTCTTTAACCTTTGGATTAGACTTTGAGTTATATTATATAAGAGAGAATAATTCAGTTCTCACTTATAAAGAGAGTTAATCAAATGGCCAAAGCAATTATCCAATATGAAGTCATATCTCTTCCTACCAACAAAGACAGACTGTCACCTCAACTGCTGGCATTGGTGAATACCATTGACTTCTTGAAGTCTGATGTAGATGGCAAATCAGTGATTGACAGAGATGAAGTTTATAAGTCTTGGTTGGCGGACATTGACATGGAATCCAATGACAAAGTCTTTGCCAGCTATATTCATCAGCTGATTCAGTTTGCTTTCCTTGACAGATTGAATGTCAAAGAGAAAAAAGAACCAACAATTGATGAACTGAAGAAAATGATTGCTAAGCAAATGGCACTGCTTGCTAAAGCTGAAAAGCTTGCTGAAGTGATGGATGATGAAACTGCCAAAGGCAATGCAAAGATTATCAACAAGCTTGACATTGCTGAAGCTGAAGAACAGTTGGCTGACTAATAACAACTGACATCTGTGACATAGCTGCTGGCT